ATCATTACTAAAACTTGAAATATCATTTGCTACACTTCCGGAAGAAATCATATAGTTAATTTCTACCACATCGGTATCCGGATCTATAGATTTTCCTAAATTATTTTCTATTCCAAACTGAATAGCAAATCCACCAGTGCTTAATCTTTCTATAAAATATATACGATCCTCTATTATATTTGATCCTATATTTCCTACCAACTTCCATTCTCGTTGCAATCCACCAGATTCCGATACTAAAACTTTTATAGTTGATAGGTCTACATTTTGATCTTGAATAAAGTATTTTTGTTTTTCTACATCTATTGTAACCTGGGCAGAGCTATCAATTACAAGTATTCCTTCTACTACTTCTAGTACAACATCGCTATCGATCATCGCGCCTGCTGATAAATTTCTAAAACTATAAACAACACCGTCTGAATTTATTCCATAAAAAATAGAATGTTTTTCTATTTGATTGGAGGTTACACCCGAAACTTGAATTTTCGCTCTTGCTGATTTTCTTCCAGGAACGGTAAACCCTAAAGGTTTAGTTAGAGATATTAGCGATTCTACTCTTTGTGCGGAATCTATGAACATCTCACTAGAAACCATATTCATATAATATGCATAATAAAATGTATTATATGCCATCAAATCAATCAATGTTCGTATTGCGGATCCTTCATAATTATAATCTTTAATTATTGATTGTGTTTTTAGATAATCAATTAAACTGTTTTTAATTTCAGAAAAATCTAATTTGCCTAATATGGTTTCTGGTGTGTTGGCCATTATCTAGTCCTCTCTACGCTTATAACTAATGTTTGAACTGTTCTTGGCACTAGAACTTGATATGTTATTTCAATATAAAGATTGTATTTATCCGAGGAAAAAGTAATATCGCTGGTGACTACTCTTGGCTCATAAGTATTAATAGCAGATTCCATTTGAACCTTATATTGAGTCATTCTCATGTCTTTATCGTCAACATTTTCAAAAAGTAAAGACTGTATAGAACTACCAAATCTATAATCAAAAGGTTTTTCCCCAAATCTCGTTAGTATTATATTCTTTATCGAGTGCTTTATACAATTTAAATCTTTTTTTAAATTAATATCATCTGTAAATGTATTTCTTGACAGAAAAAAGGGAATATCAGAATACAGATTGGAGGTTATTTGACTCATGCCACTATTTATATTAAATTAAGAAAGAACCAACATTAGCTGCTGCTTTTAATAAAGTATTGAGTGTATTCGATGTGAAGTCTGGTTTCGTGGAAAGACTATCTCTAATTAATGTCATTCTCATTGTTTGATTTGAATCTTTATAGAATGAATTAACAATTTCAGCAACTAACCATCTACCATGTAGGTTCTTTTCCTGTCTTTCAAACGACAGATTGATTGCACCATAGTGGTTTATGTTTATGACATCACCAACTTTAATCTTTCCTGTTGCTGGAACTTTAACAGATATCTGTTGAGAACCAAGTTGGGTTAGTAATGCTTTTCTTAAAAGTGGAGTAGCTCTTGGTGTATCCCAGAAGGTAGCATAAGTTCTAGCATATTTTAAATATTCTATAAATTTAGGACCAATTTCTGGACAATTGCAACTGCATGGATTAGCAGGATCACTCCATATACAACCTAGGTATTCGGGACCAAGATTTTTAGTTATCAACTCGCATTCTTTTATTTCTTTATATTTTCTATAAAGTTCAATATAACTTGGTTCTTTTTGTTTGGGCATTTTATCTTTAGATGGACAATTGCAATATGGATCATTTTCTGGACAATTATTATTGGAAATCACTCCTTTAGGATTGGCACATGTGAATGACTTGCATAAATTTTGGGTTTCTCTAGAGAAAACTATGAATTGAGCAGAAAAATTATCATCAAAAACATCATAATTAGGAGACATAGTTTTCGGAGAAACTAGTCCGTAATCTGTTTCACCTGTAATGTCATATTTCCAAACATCTTTGGTGAGCAAGCCTGGTTTGTACAGTATAAAATCACCCCGTAACCAGTGCATGGTAGTTTCATAGAAATACTTTTGAACTGCTCCCCCGATCAATTCTAATGAATTATCTGGATGGACATGGGCATAATTTGATAATGGTTTGTTTGGATCTTGGAAATTTTCAGCAGAATTGACACTCAACAATTTAATATTTTCCGCTAATTCTTTTCCTTCTTTTGTTATTCTTAGCCATCTATCGAGATCATCACCATACCACCAATAATAATCTTGATATTTGTATGCATAGATGTCACCGATAACACCGGTGGATTCTCCAGTCAAAGATCCAAATTTCTTTGCTAATACTGGGAATAGTTTTTGTGGAACAAAAATATTCTTTGGTATATGGAATGACCACCATGATCTATGTGGTTTTATTCTCCTATATGAATACTGTAGATATCCACTGCCATGTGCGCTTTCTTTATACTCTGGATCTACATCCGCAGATCTTGAGAATATATCATAATTGTTATTATTTGTCAGACTAAGATCTGGGGTTCCTTCGCCATGATACCAAGGAGATTTCCACCACCATCCCTTTGGATCTGATGCGTAATATGGATAAGAAGTTTCAAACCCAACTTCTGGCCACAAATCCATACCGTTATTAGTCAAAGAAGTATCATTTAAATTTCTATACTCTTCCCACCAATGATATTGTTTATCCGTTTCCTCATCAGAAATTCTAGATTTTTTAACTGCAACATCAAACCCATATGGATCCATTCCTATTACAACTACATTATTTCTTATAGTCTGTCTTCCCGTGGGCCCAGCAGTCAATGATATTAAATACGGTAAGAAATATTCTGTTCCAGCATCTCTAACAAATCCATCTGGAAAATCTACAATTCTATCCAACCCTATTGGAGATTCAAATTCAATTCTAATATATGTCGATAATTGCTCTTTCTTTAAATTTGCAGGAATCGTCGTATCATCTATTGTAAATATATTGAATGAATTGTGATAATTTATTTCGGAGACATTAATTAAATCTGTTTGTGTATGTGGTATAAGTGGATTTAATTCCAATTCAAATTCCTGCAATACTTCAGAAACCTGTGTTACTGGTAAAGAGACAATTTCTGTTTCAGAATTCACTAAAGTGAAACATTTCTTTTCATCTGGTGAATATGGTTGTTCTCCATATTTTGAAAACGGAAAATCGTTAAATTTGTTATAATTAGAGTAATTATAGTTTTTGAACAACTGTCTTTGAGATATGAATGGTGATTGATATTTTTGAGAATAATATGGGTGTTTGTCTGATGCCTGTGTTATTGGTTCATTTTGCGCCGGCACATTCCATGCAAAATTATATAACCATTCTCCAATATCAGATCCCGTTACTCCTTTATTTTTAGCAAGTAATTCGTATCTACTACCTCTGATTGGTTTTTTCTTTATAGATTTAATATTAAATAAAGATAAATTTGATTGTATTTCTGTTAATCTACCCCCACTTATACTTCCAGTAATTCCTGTTGATAAATCAGTAAATACATTACTTCCTGGCATCTTAGAATAGAAAAATGCTTTTCTCTTCCACCATTCTTCATATCCCGTGTTAAATTTTGATATAATACCATTTTGTGCTAAATCTTTAGTATATTGAAGTAATTTTATTTGTGCTTCTAATATTTTTATTTCTTGTTCTGCTCTTCTGCCTTCAGCTTCTAAATATAATGGATTAAAGCATAATTTATTATAGCAATTGTTTTCTTCTATACATCTTTGCGTTGATTGAAGATTTCCATTTAAACCAATATAACCATCTAAGTCCGTGAATGCGTCACCACCTCCGGAAATAAATCCATAGTTGTTATACCAATTGTCTTCAGTTCCAATATACTGTGGTAAAGATTTAACAAATCTATTCTTTGAACATTCCCTACACCATTCTAATTTTGGATCTGTTTTATAATCTACAAATGTCTTTTCTTGTTCTTCACTACAATTGCAACAATTTGATTTATCAAATTTTATATCTTCTTCTGTTTCTAAAAAGTTATTACATTTTAAACATTTTCCAGGAGGAAGAACTACCAATGGAATTTCACCCAATCCATCGATATAGTTATATCCTATACATGCTGCCGGCTCTTTGGAAAATACACTACCAGTAAACGGATCAGAACAACCTTTTTGTAAACAGGCAGATCCACCGGGTCTACAAATGCTTATTTGATCATCTTGTGTTAATTCTTTTTCTAATACAAACGAAGGAAGCCAAATACCACCAGCAAATCCACAATCGTAACATGAAACCCTACCATCATCTCCTGCAGCTTCGGCAAAGTCTCTATAACTATTACCAGTCATAAGTATTCTTGGAGCATCCCACTTGCCTGAACCTTCATCGCCACCTCCGACATCAACCGCGCACGGCATCGGGGAATAAGAAGAAGTATAGGACGGTGTTTTACATGGTCCTTGTGATTCCTGTCCTACTCCTCCCGCAAGCAAGCTCTTTGTTCTTGTGAAATAACAAACTCCCAGCGGAGTAATGTTGGGGCCCACGAAGACCGCTCCAGATGTTTGATCATCAATTGCAACTGGAATATCCTCATATAAATCCAAAGTAGAAAGAGGTCTGAGAATATATCTTCCGCAAGAATTTTGAGTGTCTTGGTTTATTTTTTCTTCTAAAGTTTTTCTGTAATTTTCCCAAAAGAAATTTTCAGCTGAAGGTCCAGATACTCCATAATAATCTGGTAGCCATCTTGTTACTTTATAACATTGAGAATTTTCGTTTTCCTCATTGCTTGTTTGCCAAGGACAATTGGAACACCAGTTTTGAGTATATGGAAACCAATTATCCGCATTTGCATCTTTATTTTTTTCTATTCTGGGATCACCGTAACAGTAAAACCCGCCGGCCGGAAATGAAAAATTTTGTATTTCATTATCGTTACCAAAAATATATTCTCTTATTCTTGCTGGTAATCCTGGGTTTACCTTTCCGGTAGTCTCACCACAGGGGGTGAATGATAAGTCACCAAAACCATAAAATAATAAATTATTTCTAAGAGCACTACCCGTACACCTTCTGGATGTTTCATTTCCTTTTGCTTCAATAATTTCTTCCGATTTATATTCCGGAAGATTCAAACCATTGTATTTAGAATTTGACCATACGTTAGTGATGTTTAGTCCAGACATATACCATGTATTCGGACTATATATTAATTGATCTGTACTAAATTCTATTGCATAATCATTTTGATTTTTGCCACAATTTTCAAAACTGTAGGTGTTGCCACCTCCAGTAAAACTCCAAACCGCTAGATTCAAATCTATGTGTTCTAACCAATCGAAAAGTACACTCCCCAACCTAGCAGGTAACGAGTCAAACGTAGAGTCGTAGATATAATCATATCCACTCCAGGTTTTTGGCCAGTAAGATAATCCGTCACCTTTGCTGTAGTTTGAAATACCGTTAAACATGGGAGGATCTTGATACCCCCAATTTTGTATCGAACATTTTCCAGTCGCAGGAAAAAAGCGTGACATTGGCGCGCCATTTGGATCTACATTTACACGCTCAAAATTATAAATTGAATTTAAATTTAAAATTATTCTTATTTGTGATCCCGGATAAGGTAACACATTACAAATTCCAGAATAATCAATATCGTCAATTGGTCCTATACTATATTGTTGCGGTTCGGAAGGTGGTTCTTCAGCATTACAACAATCCAATAATCTACTTTCTATCCATTCGTTAGACTTCGCAATAAAATTTGGAACTTTTTCTACAAATTCTTTTGCTGCATTTAATTTATTTGTTAGAGTTTGAATTTCTAGTTCATATTGATTAAGACCTCTGGTCAATACTGTGCTAAAGTAATTGTTTATATTTGGATTTAAATTAAAAAACTGTCCGATTGAAGATTTATACCATACATTTGGCTGATAATCTTCTGTTAGTATAGTTGTTGGTATTTTTACATTTGGATTTTCTAAATTTATCGATAGAGTTAACCCATTTTGTATTTCCGAATAATCAGAATCATAATTTATAGTATCAGTAAATGATCCAGCTGCAACAATTTTATATTCTTCTGACCCACTTAAAATTCCATTTTTACCAAAAAGAAAATTATATTCTTCCGCATTTGTTATTCCTGATGGATCATTGAAGAATTTAATATCAGCAGTGCTTCCTAAAGAATTTGTAGTACAACATACAACACATCTATAAACTTCCCACTCTCGTTTTAAATTTTTAAGTTTTACAAATTCCTTTCTCTTTTCCTCTAATGGTTGACGTATTTTTGTATAGATTTTGTGTAATTTTTGTATTTCTAATTCGGTTATGTCGAATTGTGGTTGCCATGTTACATTAGACCATCTAGAGTCTCTTTCCCTATCCAAATAATCCCACCATATGTGTGCTGGATTATCTGGTTTCTTTCCAAACCCGGTATCGGATGAATAATTTATGTTATAGTCGAAGGGAGTATTTATTATTTTTGTACTATAATAACCAAAGGTATTATCTCCAAGACGAGTTGAAGGCATAGGAATTTTTTTATTATCGTCAGAGAGTATCTTTACTGGATTTGTTTTAACTTGATCTGGTAATAATTTATATTTTTCTACATGTCGAACCGAAGCAAAATCTCTATGATAATCATAATCGACTATAGAATATGTAAACCCACTTTTACTGCTTAAGAAATCAGAATATAAATTTTCATAATTCGGTTCCATTCTAATATAGTGAGACATAAACGCACTATCTTGAAATAATGATAAATTATCAGAGAGTTTATCCACTTCAACCGAAAGTATTCTATACTTATTCTGAAGATCATCACTATTCATGGCAAATGAAACAATTTCATCTGACTCTTCGCTATCTTTTAGAATTTTCTCTACAGATTTAAAGTGCCAACCATCTCTATCTTTCCAAAAGAAAAAATTTGGTGCTTTAGTGTTCTCTTTTGGAACAGCATTGTTCGTTACATAACTCATTAATGTAGCTACATTTAATTGTCCTTGTTGTATGCCACTGGGATATGTAATTTCATCGCTTTTCAGCCAAATTCCATTTTTAGTTCCTTCGATTTCTATTGGTTGTAGTTTTAATTTTGAAGCTATAGTTTCTATCAATCCCGGAACTGAATTACCACTTTCGCTTTCGCCTTGGCCCCCGCCGCCTTCGGATCCCTTTGCGATAAGACCAACAAAATCTTTATCTAACTCTAAAATAGACTTATTGAAATTTGCATTAAAAATTTCATCAGAAATAAATTCTAATCTGTAAATTGCTGCCTTTTCACCTGTTTCTATTTTTGGTGAATTTACTTCTGCAAAATCATTAATTATTCTAGAAGAAAAAACAAAAAATTCAAGTTTTAAATTTTCTTCAATATCAATAAAAGAAAATTCTATTGTTATTTTTTCACTACCATTAAGATTCATCTGAGCAATCCAGTCATGTTTATCTAGAACATCGATATGACCGGAAACAAATGGTGTAAACATACTCTCGGTTATATGTAACCCCATAAGTCTACTTTGTCCAAGACCAGAGCTTTGTGGATATACTACATCAAATGTACTTAAAGTCTTCCATTTAGACTTATCTTCTAAAATATTATCAATTTTTTCAATTTTTATAGAAGAAAGAAACGATACGAATGGACTTGGATTGTCTTTTGCTAATTGATTTAAATCTTCATTCATTTTAATCTCATTTTATATATTTATAGTGACAGAAAGCACTCTTCCAAGAGTATCGGTTTTAACTGCTTTTTTGTACATGTCATATACCGTAGAAATTATTTGTTGTTTTGGAATTTTAACAGTCTGTCTTTTGTATAATTCGTCCATCTCATATTCTTCGAATGTTTTCACCGTTATTCCAAAATTGGAGCTCAATCCATTCGTTATATATTTATAGAGAACCGTATTATATAATGTATCGGTCTCAGTATATGACGCAGGAACAGTAGTAACATTTGTATTTGGATCTGCACTATAATTTGTCAAAGTTGTTCCATTGAAAATTCTATATGGACTTATAATTTCTTTGTTTGTATTTTTATTATTTATGAAATATTTTGGAGTATCTAAATTTGGTATAGTTCTTCTTGCTAATCTAGCAACATTTGATGTGGTGTTTGTATTTATAATGGAAAACCCATTTCCTTCTTTTCTCAAAAACACGACATAATCGTTGTTGCTAAATGTTCCCTCTCCACCATATACAACAACATTTCTAGTTTGTTTTCTCCAATCTAAAACTACAGAATAGACATCTTGATCTAAAGAGGTTCCTGCGCTATTTGTTTTTATCATTATATCGCCTGGAAGTAATTCGGGAGTTGCTATGATAAAAAAAGAAGTTCCTTTATATTTGTTGGATAAATTTTCTTTATATGAATAATATTCTGCTGGCCATTCATTATGTGGATCCACTATATTATTTGCCATGAAGATAAACCAAGAAAATTTAGGATCGCCGTAATATTCGAATGCTATTTTTTCTGGAGTAGATCCATCGGTTATAAGATAAGTGTCGAATATTTTTGTATTTTCTAAAGTAGTTTGTGTAAATGATATCTTTTTGAAAATATCAACCAATTCATAAGTTTTGCCGTTTAGAAAGGTATAATTTATTTTTGAAAAAGAGGAAAATATCATATTAACCGCCTGCTACTACACCAGATGCACCACCACTAACCAAGGCAGTAGATCTGGAAATAATCTGCGTACTGCCAGCTGCTCTGAGAGCGGGTTCTAATTCTACAAAGGTTATTGTAGCGGACTGTGCTAATGGTTTTAATTTACCACCCTCGGACATTGCATAAGAGTTTTTAAATGCAGATTTGTTGATTGTGCAACCATCCATTAATGCCCATTGTGGTTGACCACACCAATCTGGATCCACGCTAGTATTGTTTCCCGATCCGATTCCGAATCTCCATAGGGGAGGATGTCTAACCTTTGATGCAAGAGGATAACCAAGAACAGTGGGTAACTGATATGCCTGTAGCGCCTGACATATTGCACTTGCTGCAGCAGAATCTTGTGGGGTTAGAGAACCAAAAAGTATTCTAAATGTATATACTCTCTTGTTTATGCCCTGAAATGTTGTGTCTGACATATCCATGCTGGTTATATTTCCAACTGTAAAATCAGAAATAGCCTGTCCTACATTCTCCACAGTATCCATAACAGCTAAAGCTCCACTAACTATTGCTTTACCCACGCCTGGTAAAAAATTACCAATCATTCCAATGGTTGCTCTTGGATCTGCTTTGGTTGCTGTTTCCTCTGAGTTAATTGCAGTATTATATGCTGCATCAGAAAATGTAGAAAATTCTGCTGGAGCAGGAACATATATGGAATCTAGTAGTATCCCGCTTGGCAAGGAACCATCACCAGACGAAGCAGATGAACGCATTACTGAATTGCTGTTATATTCATATATGAAAAATTTTAACCAAAGTGGTATTCTTTGTTGTAGTGCGGTAGAAGCTGGATAGATATAAGTTGCCATTTATTTTTCCAATGTATTATAAATATGAGGATGCCCTATAAAACGAAATACATTCCAGTAAATCCCACAAAATATATAGGTGATACAAATAATATTATTTGTAGATCTCTGTGGGAAAGAAAATTTTGTAAATACCTAGATAGCAATACGAATGTAGTTCGCTGGTCATTTGAAGCAATAAAGATACCATATTTGTCTCCCATCGACAAAAAAATACACAACTATATCCCAGATTTTTTGGTAGAGACTAAAGATAAAGATGGAAATGTAAAAACTAGTATAGTAGAAATAAAACCCAAAAAACAAACCAGAGAACCGGAAAAACTTAAAAAATCAAAAAAAACACTATTAACAGAAAGCATATCCTTTGCAGTAAATACAGCAAAATGGGAATCTGCTAAACAATTTTGCGACAAGCACGATATAACATTTAGAATATTGACAGAGGAGGAACTATTTTGACTTACAATAGGGCATTTTCACCCGGCCAAACCATAACAGACTTTAAAAAGAAAATATTGACTTTTGGTGGTGGTCTTCAGCAAGTTAGTAGATATGAAGTAATTCTACAGGGCCCTGGATCCCTTCCTTCTGTTATAACTTATCCCGAAAATGTGGCATTACCACCAAGATCTTTCGTTTCGACTCCATTTAGTAACTGGGGTCCAGATTTCAATATACCAATTAAAAGAGAATACGGAGAGTGTGCCATATCATTCATAATATATCAGGATTGGTACGAACGAAAATATATAGAGTCTTGGATGGACAAGGTGATCCCAACAGGAATTGTATCTGGTTCTGGTGGTGGAGGAGATGCCGCAGCAAGTGCCTCTGATTTTTCCGATTATACTAATCCTTACTCTATTTTTTCTGGATCTGTTCAGATAAACTGTCTTTCTATAAACTCAAACTCCGGCGGCGGAGGAGGAAGAATTACTGCAAAAATAAAACTAAATGACGCCTATCCTTTGTCAATTACACCGACTACATTAAGTGCGGAAGCGTCTGGTTATGGAACCTTTGTTTCGATATTTTCTTTTAGGGACTATTCGTTTGAATGTCCTACTAGTTTAGATTAATTATGGAGATTTTTAAATGAATATTTCTGATATCTTGAAATCAACAACACCCAAATTTTCAGATACTGTTCCTTCTACCGGAAAAGTGATATGGTTTAGACCATTTTTGGTTAAAGAAGAAAAAATATTACTAATAGCACAAGAAACTGCAACCGATGGTGGAATAATGAAAGCAGTCAAAGAGGTTGTGGAAGCATGCTTTGAGGGAATAGGGGATGCATCAAAAATACCAATATTTGATCTGGAATATTTGTTTATAAAACTTAGAGCTAAATCCATACAAGAAATAGCAATTCCCATTCTAGTATGTCCAGTTACCTCCGAAGAAATAAAATTAAATATAAATCTAAATGACATAAAAGTATCTAAAAATAAAAACCACACAAATAAAATAAAAATAACAGATGAAATAGTTATTGGTATGAAATATCCTTCGATATCTATATTTTTAGAAAATAATATAGAGACTATGGAGTTAATTGATTTTTACGAACTAGCGGTAAATTGTATAGAATACATTGAAACCAAAGACGAAAAAATAGAAGCTTCAAGTATTACTAAAGAAGAGTTAGTAAAATTTGTAGATAATATGACAAAAAAACAATTTGATAATGTAATTGATTTTTTTGCAACAATGCCAAAAATAGAAAAAACTGTAGAATATACGACATCTGATGGTGTAAAGAGATCGATTGTATTGAGAGGAATTAAAGATTTTTTCGGATTGGCCTCAGTCACTTAACCATTGGTTCTTTCTATGATATAAATTTTAAACTCATACATCATTATAAGTATAGTTTAACTGATCTAGAAACACTAATACCCTGGGAAAGAGACATATATCTAGAGTTACTGAGGCAAGAAATAGAAGTAGAGAACAACAGAATCCTTAATCAGCAAAATATGGCAAACGCATTATCTAGAAAAGGTAGAATGTTATGAACGAAAGCAACGAAAAGGACATTTTAAAATTAAAAGAAGAAATTTTAAATATTTTTTCAAGTTCTATGACAATTAATGCTTTGTCTAGATTTAAAGCCGATGAATTTTCAAATATAAGTGTTCCTGCTCCAGAAAATGAATCTAAGTCAATGCCCAAAAGTGTATCGGATACTCCAATACAAATTAATGTAAATGTTGATGGCGAAAAAATAGATAATTCAAAAAAATATGAAAAGAGTATTATCTTTGATAAAGGTAAACAATCATATAACATTAATTTAAAAAAAAATAATGTATTGCAAAAAATATTAAACTATAATTCTAATTTTATAACAAAATTTAATCCATTAAATATACATCAAGAAATAAATCAAAGTGAATTATTTTTCACAAAGAAATATGGATTGACTGAAAGGAACAAGGTTAAAACAAAAAAATCAAAAAAGTTAGTAGGAGAGATGAATTTTGTTTTTGATAATCCTTATAGTTTCTTTACAAATGTTGGCAATTATTATATAAAAAATAATACAACTACATCTAACAATCAAAATTATATAAAAAATAATACAACTACATCTAACAATCAAAATTATATAAAAAATGATATTAACACGGCAACAACCGTCAATCAACTAAATGAAACTAACAATTCAATTAACGCACCCACCACAAACTATCTAAATGAAACTAACAATTCAATTAACGCACCCGTTACAAGCGTTAATAAACAACTAAATCAAAATATGTTCGTAGATGGTAATGTGAAAAATAATACCGAAATTAATAATACAACTCCTATTACAAATATCGACAATAATAATTTTTTAGTTAATGATACTAGTAATATAACAAATCAAACTCGTACGGTTGAAAACAATACCAAGGATACTACAAATATCGACAATAATAATTTTTTAGTTAATGATACTAGTAATATAACAAATCAAACTCGTACGGTTGAAAACAATACCAAGGATACTACAAAAATAATTAACAATGATACAAATGTAATTGATATGTTTAAAACCAATAATGTAGTCTTAAATAGACAAAATGATAACATATACAATTATAATATGACACAGTTAAATAAACCAAATTACGAATTTACAAAAAAAGAACAATATGTAACTGTAGATAAATCAAAAGGTGAAACGCTCTCTACACTTAAAAAATTAACATTTAGTCAAATGAATCAAAGAACTGTAAATAGAATTCAGGCTAAAACTATAACACAAAACAAAGAAAATAAACTATTAGTTCCTGCTTTTGCCGGCGGCGGAGAGGGCATAGTTAAGAGTACAACCCCCATCGTAATAGGAGAAAGAGGAACTGAAAGCTTTCAGGTTATACCACAGAGCAATTCTACCCCTGCAATTTCTTCAAGTCCAACATCTGCTCTTCGTGGGGAATCTGCTGTAGAATTTAAAACAAATGACTCTGGTGATAAAATATCAGAAGCAATTAAAAAGGACACACAAAATAAGCAATCCAATTCTGAAAAATCATTAGAAAATACAAAGGAAAACGAATCAAAGGATATAGTAAATGAACTTAAAGATGCATCTAAAGATTTAACTCCAGATAAGGGAAAAAGAAAAACCTCAGCAAAACCGGCAAATATTAAAATTGATAATAAACCATTGATAATTGAATCATTTAAAAGATTAACTATCGGAACCACTCCCATATGGAGAACTAAGCACATGTAAAAAGAAACAACCCCGAGGCCTCGGGGTTGTCGGACCGGAGATGCTATCTCTGGTGGGGTTAGTCGTCAGCGAGCTTCTTGAAATATTCAAGAGCATCGGTCGAGTCATCTGACTCTTCCTCTACTGGGGGCTTCTTGGTCTTGGCAGACCCACCCCATTGCTTTTCGGCAATTTCCTCTTCTTCAACATCCTCTGCGGTTCGTTGACCCATTGGAGCCTTACCGCGAATGTCACCCTTTAGAACGCTTTCCAACTTAGTCTTAAGTTCTTCGTAAGACTTGAAGTTAGAAGGATCTGTGAATTCCTTAAGAGCATTCTGACTGTTCCAGATCTTTTCTAGTTCTGTATCTGCACCACCGAGTAGAGCAGATGAAGAATCAAACTCGCTCTTGTCATAGTTGACATAACCACCAACATTACGAACCTTGAGCTTAAAGTTTGCACCAGTCCAGAAATTAAATGGATCAATTGGTTCTTCGTCCTTGAATTCAGGTTGCATTGCCTCCTGAATCTTCTCAAAGATCTTCTGACCATACTTGAACAAGAACACCTTTCCTTCATTCTGAGGATTAGCAGGATCACTAATCACATAGATGTTAGAGATGTAGTTCAACTTACGCTTACGCTGCCGCGCAAGATCCTTATCGCTATCCATTCCACTCTTCCAGAGTAGACTATTCATTTCTGAAACCGGATCTTGCTTTCCAAGGGTAGTGAGTGAATTCTCAATGTACCACCCACCCGGACCTTGGAATGCGTGGGAATAGAGCTTGACCCACGGAACATCCTCACCATCTACCGTTGGGAGGAAACGAATAATGGCAAAACCGTTCTTTGCCTTATCCAGTGTAGGACGCCAGAAACGCTCGTCCTTATAATCCTTCTTGCCACCTTCTTCTTCTGCAAACTTCTTGACTAGAACATCAATGCTAGTCTTTGACTTCTTCTTAAAATCGCTAAATGAACTCATTTAAATCTCCTTCCCGAAGTTCTCCTTCGGACTAAACTTTCGGTGGGAACTCCCCACCACTGACAAAACAAGTATACCACAACCCATTGTGCCGTTCAAGCAAAGGGTAGTGAATTCTTTTTTCTTGGCAAAAGATTTAATCTTTGTCCCTCTTCTTGAAGTTTTTCAACTATTGGTTGAGATAATAATTTAGACGAAACACTTATATCAATAGAATTTTCTTCTAATGTATAAATAATTGCATCCATGTAAGAACAATCTTTTTCTTTTACTCTATTTTCGACTTTCTTAGAAAAGTCTTCTTTGGTTAATTCAATAAACATATGTTATCTTTCTATTTATATTACCATTATACATAGTTCTTAGAAGGAATCAAGATGCCATACACATTAGATAATATTTTAGTTACAACTGCTACCGGAGATGCGTATTTAGCAACAGATTGGGGAACCAGTGGAACTGGTTTTAGTTTAACACATGTACCAATTTCAAAGATAGCATATGGCACCGATAGTACAACAACTAGAGTTGATACTAGCAGCCCACTTCCGATAAGCATTTATGGATGGACTGGAACCAATATAGGAATAACCGGAACTGTCGCAGGAAGAGGTACATTTGTAGTCGGATTATCCTCTGAAAGTTCTTTCTTAAAAATAGCAGGAACTACGTTTTCCACTATACCAGTCGGAATAAGCGGTAATATACAAGGCATCACAAATGGTGTTTTGGTTGGTGTAACTGGCACAGTAGATATACGAACAACTAATTTTGGCGTATTTGGTATTTCTGGTGCCACTGCTGTAGGAATAACAGGCGGAAGACGATTAAACTATAGTAGTGATTCGGTTTCAGTTTATGGAAATGTAGGAATAAGCGGAAGTATAAATCTAACCGAATCCACAGATAGCATAAGAGTTTATGGCCATGACGGCGATCTTAAACTCTCAAGTAAGATATATTCATCCAATGGAACTACTCTTGGTGTTTCAGGTGACGCACTAAAAGTTGCCGTAACAAATCATGGATTTACATTTACAGTATCTATTGGATCTACTGTAGGTGTATCGAATTATGGGGGTGGATTGATGGTAAAGGGAACAGGTATTACCTCAGACTATCCAATAATAGTGCAGGGCGCGGCCGCTGATGGATCCATAGAAGTAACTGCAACCGAAGCATTACCCGTAACTGTAGAAAATAATATTGATGTAGATCTATCCTCTATAATACCATTACTAGGGGCAACCGGATCAATCTATACAGCACTTAATAATATAAAAACCAATACAAATCCAATAACCAGTATAAATGATAAACTTGGAAATGGAACAATACAAGTAAAAATTGTAGATAATACTAAACCATCTTCGGTTTATAGCGGATCAAAAATATCATCTACTGCTGCATCGCAGTTATCAACATTAACTAATAGATTAGTATCTGGAGTACACATCAAATCATCAATTTCAAATACTAACACTATTTTTGTTGGTGGTTCTACATTAGTAACTAGATCAACTGAAGGATATCCTTTAGAACCAGGAGAATCTATTTTTATAGAAACTGGAGCATTAACTACGATTTATGTTAGATCTTCGGCCGGTAATGGAACAATCAACTTCATTGCTTCATGAATTTTTCAAATCATAAAAAATCAAGAAAAAAAAGTAGTACAAATGGAACCATTGTTCCAAATACCAATCTAGTTACTGCCAGAGTTGGAATATTTTATGGTTTGGAATATAAAAAGTCACTAACTAATAAAGTTAGCACAGTATCTGGATTGGTTGCTACACCAAATATAGTATTTAATAATTCAGAAACTAGTGCGTTTTTTGATTTTTCTGATTGGAAAAATGTATCTTCTACTGAAAATGATTTTTTGAATTTTTGGAAAAATGTTCCTGTCGGATCTACATTTACTGTATCAAATGCAGAACTTTATAATGAAAAGAATGGTAATAAATATGATTTATCCGGCGTTTACACGTTAAATGAATTAGAAAATTTAATAGTATTCTGCACTGTAAATTCTGTCACGAATAAAGACAGTGATATGAATTTATATTCTAAAAAACACTTCAAACAAACTCCAATATTTCATTTTAATTCTGTTCCTTCAAGCGACAATGATAGTAGGTATACTTTTATTGTAAATCATTTTGGACAAAATACAAAAACATCTTTCACTTATTTGGGTGCGGCCGCCGGTGATCATCTTCTGATACAGGGTGAAGAGTCATCTTATGAGATAGAAAATATTAATATAGATTCTGAAGGGAAAGAAATAATAAAAATAAAAGGTTCACTTCTAGAAGAAAATAGAATAGGTACAAAAACTCTGATACAACTTAAAATCAAAATTCCACCAAATAGCAGCACGGACGATATAGACATAAACGACAGTAAAATAGGTTCATGTTTAATAGGAAACGCTTGTTTTAATAACCAATCAGAGTCTCAATGTAAACTTAGACAAATTAAAAATGTAAGTTTAAAATTTACTGAAAACAATGAATGTGTAAATGTTACACCACTAACCGGTCCACCAAAAGAAATTAGTTATGTTGAGCCATCTAGCGAAGAAGTCATGGCTAGATTATTAAATGATATATCAAAAAATATATCATCAAATTCTAAGTCTGGTAAAATATTTTAAATCTTCTTAGCAGTCTTGACCTTAGTGGTCTTCTTGGGAAGTCTATCTTCTACAGATTCAACCATATCACGAATGCCGCGAATTTGAATCTCCTGTGACTTACTTCTGTGCTTTAGATCTTCATATGCATGCTTATAGTAGAAGTCATGATCGTTATATGTATCGATTTCTTCCCTGAATGCATACCTCTCATGGGGGATTAGAATACTCGCAAAGGTATTCATTAGTGTTGCATATAGAAGGCAAATAACAACAACAGTCTGATTGCCTCCAAGAAATGCCCCAGCACCAATTCCAATAGCAGTACACGCCATAACATTCAAAATTCTAATCTTATTCATATAGTTTCCTTTCATTGTCTGACAAAAGTTCAAATCCCGTATCCGTAGTGTACCAAATGTCATCGAACATTTCAATACACCAAGGAAGACAATGCTTGCATGGTTTGGAGTTACGCAACTGCTCAAACCTATTCATTCTTATATTTACTAGTTTAAGTTTCCTAAGATCTTTCTTATACTTCTTAGGAAGTTTATTGAAAGCATCCAATTCGGAATGAACGCAACCAATAATATAACCATACTTATTTGCTAGAGGATGTGTCTTGAAGACATTAGTTCCAATTGAAACTAGTTTATTCTTGTGATAAATCAAACTGACATGCTTCTTTTGTCGTTGAAGACCCAAACAAATTGGTTTGGCATCACGAAGAATATTATTGAAATCAAAATTCATAATAAACATTTCCGACAGGACTTGAACCTGTAACCTATAGCTTAGAAGGCTATTGCTCTATCCAGTTGAGCTACGGAAACAAATATAGACATAGTATACTGCACACTATGTCTATAGTCAAGTCTTTAGATTATTAAACCGTGAGTTTTAGATCTGCCGGATTAATTACACTCTTAGTGGGTGGCACAAACAGACCACCTACAATCACGGTCGTATAATGATCTTCAAGTTCCTTCTGCGGAGGAACAGTAAAGACTACATGCTTATTGAGAATGGTGATTCCCGTATCCTTGAATTCGGCATAGGGTAGCCACTTCGCAAACATAAGCTTGCCTTCTGGAGTTGGCAGAAGAACCGCCGGATCCTTCAGATTTACGCTATCTCCATCATTGACGGAGGTAACATTTGCAATGATTTCTTCACCACTAACTAGACGAACGATTTGAATATTTGACATAATATCTCCTTAATTATCACACTGACAACAACGACCCATAATCCTATCCCAAAGAGAACACTTTGGTGGCTTATCAACTGGCCAACATTGACCAGTAATATCTTCTAATTGATATGCGTTTTTGACATCAATCGCGCGGGATGATGCTTCAACAAATTCATCTTCTGTAAAAAGAAGATCTATGCATCTACCATCAATCACTTTCTTTACATGAATATATTCGTTACTCATAAAAACATCCTTTATAATGGAGGCCGGGGGAGTCGAACCCCCGTGTATCTCATACTTATGTATAAGCATCTACATGATTAGTTTCTTTTCGTATAGCAGGATTTGTAAGGTAAGAAACAAACTTACAATCTGCTTTGACCATTTATTTCGATCCGTTTACTGGTCACTCACGGTCTATCAGATTTTGAGAAGTCAGGAGTTATCTGAGTAGTTCCTGTACCCTCTTGACGGTCCTAATGAATTAAGGATCGACTGTTTCTCAAGCAGCCATTGCAAATGCACGAGTGTTGGCATTTGTGGTTTGGTTGTTTTTAACGAAGCCATCAACCATCTTCGTCATGCTTCTTTACATTTGTTTAAGATATCGAATCCGATTGGCCCCCTTTAGTCTTTCTAAAGAACTAAGTCTTTATTAACAATCTTTATTTTACCATCTGATGCGGTATATTTCAAGTTCGGTCTTGGAGTAATTGCATTCTTTGGTCCGATCTCAATCTGACCGATTGTTTTTGCGTTTCCTTTGCCCTTTGGTACACTTAAAATATTAATTGCACCACCTCTAACTGATCCAAAATTGTCGGATATTTGTCTGCTATTGCCTCTTGGGCCGACTAAATGGAAAGATCCCTGATGACGAACAATTCGGTGTTGCTCGTTAGGTTTTCCTCTCAATACTACATCGATAATTTGACCATGTTCTAGATTTTTCAGTAGATTAAGTTGTTCCTCGTATCGTTTTGCATGTTCTTCGGCCTTTTTAGCGTCTGCGGCCGCCTGTTTTAATCTTTCTTCTTTATTTTGTCTTGCCGCGGCGGCCTTTTTTCGTCGGATATGAGCGTCATCTCTAATACCTTGAGCAAGCCGTAGTAGTTTATTTGTTTCTTCCATGCCGGATTGATGCATACCAGCCTGACGAAACATCTTAGCACTAGATTCCTCTAATGATCCCCAAGCACCAGATTTAACTAAAGATTCTAAAAGTTCTCTGAGTATTTTCATATTTTACCTCAGAGATATTTATAATCTATTTTCACTTCATTCGTGAAAGCTTCATAGCCCGGCGCTTCTTTGAACCCATCTTACGCCGACGACCAAACTTTGTATGTGTACCTTTGCGACTCATATTATCTCCTTAAATAAAACTTCTCTGATACCGTTCCTTGATGGTTTTGCATTCAATCTTTGCAGCACCATCTTTGTGCATCTTTCTTTGCTTGGTAATGACCTTTCCCATACCAATCGTCCTACAAACCATTTGACGATGCTTTGAAATAAAGGAAGCCTGACGCTCCATCATCAAATCAATTTCATCAATTTTGCGTTTAGCCATTAGTATCTTCTACTTCATCCTCAAACATTCCATAGGCCATGCCGCTCTTGCTGTTCTTCCAGTAATCAAGTTCTTTCTGGGGATAGCCGTTGGCAGCAAACCACTCATGGAGTTGTTCCTGAGTCATGTTACGAATGTTCTCTGGAGCAGGCTTTGGAAAGCCGTACCGCCACCCACTTGGAGGATCAATGAACACCACAGTCTTTTTCACGGCTTCTTCTTTCCCCACAACAGGGCAATACCAGTAATCAGTTGTCCGGTAAGAACACCCAATAGGTAGATAGCAGCAATAAGTAGTGTTTCCATTATAGTAATCCATTCTCCTGATCGAATTGTGCAATGCGATCTAGTGCAGCATTGCGTTCTTCTTTCTTAAAGCAATCCCAGCCCCGACGAGCTGCTTCACGATGCGGGTCTGCCATTGTTGGTAGATGATTGGCTTCGTTTCTACACACTTCTCGCCGTGCCTCATCCCGTTCAGCACGAAGAGAAGCAATAACTTGAAGTAGATCAACTCTTTCATTTTCCATTCGTCTAATCTGATTAAGCAGATCAACAAGAATTGGGGAGCTTTCTACTGTTGGAAATTGTTGATTACTCACTTGCTCTCATCCTTGTAGCAGTCCCAACGCATTTCCTTTGCAAGTTGCCTTGGGTGAGTGTAAGTGCCATTTTCGCACCACATCCGCCTCGCCTCATCCCGTTCAGCAGTAAGCCGAACAATGTCTCCGTAAGCTTGTTTCATGATGATCTGCTCCATCGTGGAGCCACTTCCACCATCAAGGTACGCTTGAATCATTGCCAGTGTATTAGATGTCATTGTTCTTCACACTTTCGATTTGGTTCACAATATTCAGAACGCGATTCATTTGATCTTCTGTGGGTTTTCCACCACATTCAGGAGAACGAGTAGCCCATATCCACACATTGTTGCTGCCAATATCTCCTGTAATCTCACAGACATTGCGGCTCATGGCTTCTGCCATCTTGATCATACCAAACACTTCTTCATCGCCACCTTCAATGTAAAAACGAAGAGTTCCAAATTTTTCTTTGACTTGAACAGCCTTCACATAAAAGTCTGGATTGGTCTTACGCTTCCATTCCACATGGTTCTGAATGCAGCGGCACAGATTGTCGATGATGAAATACCAACCATCACCGTGGGTGAATCCAAACCCCATGAGGGAGTCTGTGAGCGGTGCATCCTTATCCGCAAAGATTTCTGGATAGCGATTGTATAGGAGTTTTTCTAGATCGCCATGCATTTTAGATTGCCTTGTTACTTGCCCAATTCTTTGAAGCCTGTTCGGCGAGTGTATAACTGTTGTAAGTTTTGGCATTCACTATGATATCATTTTCATAAAAATTCACAACATAAACAGGCATGTTGTGCTCTCCACTTAGCATGATTTCAATTTCAGATGACTTGTTCACTTTTGCTTTCGTTTCCATAATGCGCCGGCCTGGTGCTGCCCCAGTTTTAGACCGTTATAAGCGGCCCTGCGAAGCTGTCCGCCCCCGGCGCGTTGAGTAGATTATACTCTACTCATCGTGATTGTCAATAGGTGTTTCAAAAGAAATTTTACATTTCTTTTGAGTAACATGACCATTAGTGGTCTTGACGAGATAATTGGACTTTTGCCGATCATCGTCATGACCGAGGCGATAACCAAGTTCAGGAAGACCAGAACTCTTGAATGCCTCAAGAATCTGAATCAACTCCTGAGACTTGGCAACTGCCTCTTCTTCAGTCATATTAAGTGGGATGTCAATATAGAATCTGAACATTATTCTTCTTCTTTCTTAGAATTAAGATACATTACAATCAATCCAACAATAACAAATGTGTAGAAAAACATAACACCCATGAATTGTGGCCAAGATATGTAATTTTGTAATTGTTCTTCCATATCAACTCCAAGGTAAACGGGGCCAGACCCTCTCGAATCTGGCCCCGTCGAATCAATCAAGATTTAATCAGGCGATCTGGAACCGCGAACCGTCACGACGGAAGCGGTAGGTGCGCTGACCCGGGTGCGTGTCGCGCATGAAGTAGCGACCGCGAGAGTCAGTCACGATCTCCCAGTTGCCGTACTTTTCGACCATTTCACGAATGTCGCTGATGGTTGCACGGAGATTGGCAACGCCATACTTGTTGGCGGCCTCGGTGGGGCAAAGACCCCATCCACGGGCGAGATGATTGATGACCTGACGCTTCTTGCTAAGATTGTTGTTACGCATAACTTTAAAAATTCACTTTCCTTACGATGCACTCTTCAAACAAATCGGCGAAACTGAGTGCTTGTTTCCCGATTACTATGCAAGTATTGTAGCAGTTCGTTTCCGTTCTGTCAATACCCTGAGAAAAACTTTCCTAAGATTGTTTTTCTCAATGCCTCCTGTAGGGATCGAACCTACGACCTATTGATTAAAAGTCAACTGCTCTACCAGCTGAGCTAAGGAGGCAAATACGGGAGGCGATCTCCGTTTACGCCAAGGTTTTATTCATGATCCACTCAACCTTAAACGATGGATTCACGGTCCCGGTGGGTCGGGTACACACCTTATATAATATGCAATTAAAAAGAACTAATTTGTTCTTCTTTATTACACTATTATTATAACAGATCAGGGGGTGGTTGTCAATACCCACCACTGAGGAATCTTATTATTCTTCCATCTGGCAAACCTTGCCTTTGCACCAATGTAATAGGCACGATATGCCTCAACTGCGTCAGTATTCTTGTAAATATCTGGCATTGCTTGTGCAAACGGCGTAAGAGGACCAATTGGAAGCCCAAGTGGTCTTTTCTCTTGTAACCAAGTCAATAGATTATATGAAGTATGAATCTTACCATAACGAGATGTGTATTCGTGACACATTTCAATGGCATGATTTGCCAACCAATCATAATTTGAAGTTGTATGCCGAGTCCAAATTGTGCAAGGATGATTGATCATCGTGGATCGATAAATGAAACCATCTGTGATTGGATTAGGATGAATGTAGGTTGTATATTTCCTACCACCCTTTCCCAGTTTAGTTGACACTGTGCCATCCAAGTAACGATGTGCAGTTGAGAGTAATTGAGCACTCTCAAGAATCATTTTAACTACATGCTTGTCACATAGATTCTGTGCAGCAACTCTTGGATCATTATCTAAAACAAAAATATTCATAGAAATGTTTTTGGAATCAAACCGGTCTTTTCCCACAACTCACGAGTTTTCTTCTTTGCGTCCTTACGCATTTCAATACTCTTATTACGATCTCTGATGATACGCTTACGATGCTTTCGCTTTACGATTCTTCCTGACTTATTCATTTTATGCTCCAAAAATATTATTAATCTGATTATTCACACGAACAAAAGTAGTACGCTTTGGTAGATGCTTGATACGACTTGCACCAACATAAGTACAAGCGGATCTCAACCCACCTAGAATTTCCCCCATGACTGCGGAGGCACTTCCCTTGTATGGTACACGAACAAGTTTCCCTTCGCTAGCCCGATGGGATGCTACGCCACCAAAATGCTTTGTCATGGCAAACTCCGACGACATGCCATAAAAAGTTTTATGAGTCAGAACACCATTTTCATAGATTGGTGTTCCTGTTGACTCATCGGTGCCAGATAACATCCCACCGAGCATAACGAAGTCCGCGCCGCCTCCGAAGGATTTTACAACATCACCGGGACAGGTGCACCCGCCATCCGCCATGATATGACCGCCCAGTCCATGCGCTGCATCGGCGCACTCCATTACTGCCGAGAGTTGAGGATAACCCACTCCCGTCATTTTCCGAGTGGTGCATACGCTTCCTGGGCCGATTCCAACCTTTACTATATCCGCGCCGGATAGGATCAGTGCTTCCGTCATTTCCGCCGTTACCACATTCCCTGCGATTAATATTGCATTCTTCCATTTTTGTCTAGTTTCCTTTACTAAATCAACAAACACTTCCGTATAACCATTTGCTACATCTAGGCAAATGAACGGAATATCATCCGTATAAAAATCCTGTAAATTTTCTCTACTTGCTTCATCCAAACCACAAGTCAGTGCGATATATTCTTTATTTAGAATTTGATCGTATTCGCTCTTGGTGATAAACTTGTGCATACAAGTAATTGCTTTAAATGGACTTAAAGTATTTGCCATTTTTGGCACACCAATAGTATCCATATTTGCAGCAACAATAGGAACTCCTGTCCAAGTTCTTTTGCTGTGTAAAAATGTAAATGTTCTATTTAGATCTACTTCTGCTCTCGATGTTAATTTAGAACGCTTTGGTCGAATCAATACATCAGAATAATCAAGTTTCATTTCCATTAGATTTCTTTCCACCACTCTTACCACCCATATGATTTTCAATATGAAGTTGTAGAGATTTCATCTTCTTTGCTAGTGTCTTTCGATCTGCTTTGTCGAGAAGATACTGTTCATAAGTATACACTGCCTGCGTTGCAAGTTCAATCAATTCGATAATATAATCATTATCGTAAGCGTTTGCTTTAGTTTTCCCGAACAATATTGGTTTCCTTAATGTTTTCAAAAAGATTTAACTGATTATTAAATTTATCAGATTTAATACTACTTAAGAAATTTATTGCCTCATGGAGGGTATCAATTAATTCTTGTGCATCTGACACATCATATATCTCTATACTTTCTTGAGAATCCCATCCACTAAGATGAATTCCAATATTACCTTCTGAATCATTCTTGAAAGTAATATTTGGATTTTTAATTTTATCTTGAAATATTTCGGATATAAATGTAATATTTCCATCTAAAAAATTATTTGTTGTA